CGCATTACCATTAATAGGCCACGATAAGGTAATGTCCGCAGACATTGAAAACGACCGGTAGGATACATCGGTGGGTTGAATTACGTCACCGTTAAAAGGAGATGTATATGTCATGTGTCTTGCACCATAGCTTGACGATCAGCAATACGAGTGATGTCTTCAGTTTTTAATGTGCCTATGTACTGGGCATACATCTGCTGCCATAGGGCCGTTCGCGAGTCGTTCTTTAAGAATGGCATCGCTTGCAGTAATGATCCATATAATAGTGCCTGAGGCGCATATTCAGTAAACCAATTGGATTGGTTAGATGAGTCCAATGGTTGCACACGCTCATAATAAAGTACCTCAAAAGTATAGGCGGCAGCTGGGGTAGGAGCTACCAACCAATGAGTGTAATCATAATCGGCGTAATAAGCCGGTACGCCGGTTTCAGCAACATCTGGCCAGTATTCACGCAGGTATTCATATTTACGCAAGAGTATTGGCTGTTTAACACCGGCTACAGTAACATTCATAGACACTGTCTTGCGCCATCTTGCCGGTTTAGCAATGACCGAAGAGCTTATGACCATTGTTGAATTATTAACAGTGAGATTCCCAAGGAATTTAATATCTGCGGCGAGAGACTGTTCAGCCAGCATGATAAAAGTCGGGATTTTTTCAACCGTGGCGGTGTCTGTCCTTTCCAAGTAGGACTGAACATCCGCGACCAGTGAATTGTAAGTCATTACCGCTGCCGCAGTCATACTTGTCCTTTCATTTGGAGAGAACTACCGAATTATACCATGTCTTTCGCATAACGGCAATGTGAAATTACAATATGTACAACACCCGTTCGTCTTTACGGCGATTTTCCAGGCCTCTAAGTATTTTACCACCCGCCTTGCAATACTTCAGGAATTCACCAGCGGCACCCTCGATATCACCCCGATTATGCCTTTGACGGAGCGTTGAGCGTTGAAGGGTGCCTAAGCCTACATTGAAGCTAAAACTAACCAGAGCGTCCATCCAGCCTTGGCGAGTGCCAGCGTTAGGACAATATTTAAGTACTCCACGTTCGAACCTTTCAAGGTCTTTTGCAAGTATGGCATCTACCTCTTCCATCGTAAATACACGGTTCCAGCCCTCTGGAACTGCTAAGTTATTGCGCTCTTCAAAAGGCACCCTTGCGTGGTTAGGATCAATTACATGTCCCACGCCGATCGTCCAGAGTCGCGCCGGACACCGGTAAGGTTTGAGCCTAATACCCTCGTGGTGGGCAATCATCTTGAGAGCTTTCGGACTAATCATTTCCCGAATGCCCTACCACCGAAATGGAACGCAATAATCGAAGCGAACAGTGCTTGGGTCTCGTTATCCCAAAGCTGATCAGCTAGTGTATTGAAATCTACACCACTGGTAAATCCTTTATATGCCAACACACAATCGATACCGACTAGTAGAAAGAAAAATCCGTAAGTAATTACTGGCCTGACTGATGCGCGGAAGTCTTTCATGAACCGCGATGTGCCTTCGGACAGAGCCGCGTCGTGGGCGTATATCGCACTCATTTCTGCTTGTTGCGCACCGATTAACGACACCTTTTCATCAGAAGCTGTCTGCGTGCGTATTTCATCTAGCTTAATAGCTTCGATCTGCTGTTGTGCTACGTACCCAGCCGCTGCTAATTGCAGTTCACGTTCGGTCTGCATCTGTGCGAGCTTTAACTCATGACCCTTGTCGGCTTTATCTTGGAAAAAATCCAATATCTTGGGTAGACCGCCCATCAAAAATGATACGAGTGTTGAAAGTAGTGTAAGCATTATTCCCCCTGCATTAAAATCATTATCTTGGCGCGTAATTCACGCATTTTTCGTATCTCTTCCATCGCTGCAATTGTAGCGTTATTCATGTCCATGTACATAATCCCCATTACTGGTAAAACTATCACTAACACAAGACACAAAACAAGGACGGTGATGAGTAAGCTCCACGGTATGTGTGGCTCATTCTGATTAGGATCATTAGCCATAGGAACCACAATATTATGAACACGACCGCGATTATTGACGTCATCTGTTCCGCGATCTTTCTTTTTATATTTGCCCGTCGATATAATGCCACCCGTTGCTTTAATGATTCTTGACGTTGGACTTCTGCCCGTTCAAGCTTTACTCTATCACGCATCGCTTCGAATTCTGACCATATGGCACCAAGTTCCTTTGGTGCTTGGTATACCATCATTTCACGTAATTCGGTTTCCAGCCGAATCATTTCTTTCACCGCCATCACCCTGTTGAATGCTTCTTGGTTTACAGATAATTCGGGGTCACGGGCTTTTTTGGCCTTTAATTCTTCTTCGTAAACATGCGTTTCAAGCTGTTCATGCGCTTTAAAAAAGCCGCCCAAATGTCCACTGATATCTGCAACCACATCTTTGACTTTACCATACGCGTCAACCAACTCCATGCCATCAGCCTTAGCTGATTGGTATAGTTCACAGCCTTGCTTAATCGCACTTGCAGCCAACTTTGCAGCGGCGAGAATCGTGAGCGGGTCAATTTTACATTCCTATTAAACTTTTAACCAACTCGGCAGCAACGCCGGGTCCAAGAAGGACCATGGCCATAATCACGTACATCAAAATCTCGATCTTTTGCATTCGTTTAGAGTTCTCATCGAATCTGCGCTGAATGCCCTCGTATCGCTCAGCGCATACCGCTTCATGAACAGCTAAGCGTGTATCGGTATCCTCAGCCATTTGCGACCTCAGGTTCTACCTTCTCAGCATTAGCAGCTTGTATCTGCGGTATAGCCTGATTATGAATAGACTGAATAAGCTGGAATGAATGAGTGTAAGGAAGCTGACCCAAAGCAGTCAGCAACTCGTTAATCTCGTCAATCGTAAATTTTAAGTTAATGTCCATATCTATTGATCTTGTAGTTGTGACGTTGGTGGAGTGAAGTTTGTGGTGTAACGCGCTGTTTTTGTAATGCGGAGGTCGTCGATATAGGCTTTTAACCCACCATTAATTCCGCCTACATAAGCTATAACTGTTGCTGAACCAAGCGACGAAGAATTAGATGCAGTACCAATGTTTGTACCATTATGATAAAGCGTTACAGTTGAACCATTTCTTACTACAGCAACATGATACCAAGTGTTATTTGACAAGGTTACTGTTGGGCTAAAATTTGGCCCTGTGGCGTTTAAATAAACACTGTATCCAGTAGAAGCCACATTTAAAGCAAAATAATTTGCCCCACTTGTTTCCATTACAAAAATAGAACCGTCAGCACCGTTATCGCGGTTAAACCACGCTTCTATCGTGAAGTTACCACTAAACAAAAAGTTAGGTGTAGCTGGAAATATTAAACAGTCTCCAGTACCATCAAAATACATACTCGTCGTACCGTACTTCGCCTGTGTAGAACTAAGCGCCGCACCGCCAGCCGTCTCCAATACGTTCTTAGCCGTGTTATCAAAGATAGCGCCGTTGGTGAAGTTAGTGAGTAATGATGTGTTAGTGATTGCTGTAGGTGGCGCAGTAGGAGGAGTAAATGCAGCCGTATAAACTGCAGTTCCTTTAACTAAACGCATTCCTGTTATGTATCCTTGCCATACTTCACTACTAAGGTATGGGTCATTAGAAATAGCAAGCCCTGAATCGGTATAATCCCTTGCGGTAGCGCTTGTTGCTCTTGAAACTCCATTTAAATATAAAGTTGTAGTTCCAGAAACTCTACAAACAGCAACGTGATACCAAGTGTTCGGAACTATTGCGGATGAAGCCTGAACAATATACGCGTTTGAGTATATATAAATGTTTCCCGAAGCATCCGTAGCTAAACTCCATCCATTACCTGAACCTGAACTACTCCTAGTAGATACAATACTTCGATAATTTACATTTGCGCCAGTTAAATATATCCAACACTCAATAGTAAAATCTCCAGTACCAAATGCAAACGCTGAGTTTGTTCCAGCAGTTAAATAATCCCCCGTACCATCAAAGTACGCACTACCACCTATCAGTGATGTGCTGTAGGCAGAGTTCAATGTGGTTGTATCTACCTTCGCTGGGAATGGCGTAGGGGATGTTACAGGCTGGACGTTGCCGTTAGCCGTCAGTGCAAAGTTATTAGTGCTATTGTCTACGAATGTGCTTGATTGGCAGGTTAGTAGCTGCGTGTTGGTTATTGCAGTCAGTGGCGCAGTAGGTGGCGTGAAGTTGGCTGTGTACAGCGCAGTTCCAACAAGAACCCTAATATTAGATAGGCAACCAAGCATAAGGTTGCTATTTGTACTAACACCTGTTCTGCCGATAACAGCATTTGTGCTTGTAAAGTTTGTGGCAGAAGTTGCGGTTGCAACGGATATACCGTTGATATATAGCGTTAGACCGTTTGACCCAGTGCTTGACCTAACAACAGCAAAATGTATCCACGTATTAAGAGGCGCTGTTCCTGTAGTTATTAAGTCTGATGCGCCGACGTTTACAGAATAGGCTCCTGAAGCATTTATATAAAACATCAATGCTGTGCTGTCTGGGTAACTACCAATGCCTGTATAAGCTGCTGCACCACCGTTATAGCCAGTTAAATAAACCCAACCTTCAACCGTAAAGTTTCCAGCGCCTAATGCTAAGTTAGCTCCACTAGCGGTTAAATAATCCCCAGTACCATCAAAATAATTGCTGTACGTCGTCGGCGTGATGTATGCAGGGACGAACGGGGAGAAGGCTTGGACGGATGCCGTACCCGTTGGAGTAACTGTTGAGTTGTTTGCGCTGTTGTCTACAAACCTGTTTGATTGGAATGTAAGCAATACGGTATTAGCAGTCGCAGTTAATGGGCTTGTGTTCGGCGTAAAAT